ATTGAAAGATGTGACTACATCTTCTAATAAGAAAACAGGTGAAGAACGTAAATTAGATGCATCATTCAACCGCGCTGTAGGATTAGATGCTAACTTTTTCGATGAATGGAATCGATACAATACCCTGTTTGCTCAAGCTAAATTATCTACTGAACAGTTAACTGAAGCTCAAGCTAAATTGTTAGCCGCTCAACCTTTTATGGAAGAAGCTGCTAAGAAAGAAAAAGATTCTATAGAAGCTTATAATAAGGGTGCACAAGTATCTATAGATTTAGCTTTTAGACAAGTAGCTGTCAAAGAAAAAATAGCTAGACAGCTAGATGATGAACTACGCATGGCAGGAATGCGTCAAGAAGATCAACAACTCGAAGCATCTTATACCCAAGTAATTAATGAGTATAATGATGTTGGAATATCGTTGACTGAAGAACAGAATACCGCATTACGTAATAAGTTAATTTTAATTCAACAAATCAAAGATGTTACAGCAGCCGAGAATGCTGTAATAGCTCAAACTGTTGATAAGTATAAGGCTCAAATTCTTCAACAACAAGCTATTCAAAAGGCATTAAAAGATCCAACGTCAGGTTTAACTCAACAGATGGCTACAGATTTAGTAGTCCAGCAAGATCCTAACATGCAAGGATCTCAGCAATGGATCGATGCACAGAAAAGATCTCTTGATGACTATTATTCATATGTAGATGGGTTACGTAATCGTGATCTGATCAGTAATGAGACTGCTGAACAAGCCAAGGCTAAAGCCAAGTTAACATACAGTAAACAATCCTTAGATCAGGCTTCTGATTTCTTTGGTAATTTAGCTACGCTTTCCGAGTCTGGAAATAAGAAACTTGCTGCAATTGGTAAGGCCGCCGCTATAGCTCAAGCCTCTATAAAGGCTTATGTAGCTATTAATGAGGCATTAGCTAGTGCACCACCTCCACTGAATTATGCTCTTGCTGCTGCAGTAGGTGTAGCAGCATTTGCTAATGTATCAAAAATAGCCGGGTTCCAAGAGGGCGGTTACACAGGTAATGGTGGTACATCTGAAATTGCAGGTGTAACCCACGGTAAAGAGTTCGTAGTAAATGCATCTGCTACATCACGTAATAGATCATTATTAGAGGCTATGAATCGTGGATACGATTTTGATATATCTAAGATGGTACCTAAAGAGGTTCCAGGTTATGCTATAGGTGGATTTGTACAACAAGCTAATTATAATCCTCCGCCAGTGCAAAATGTATTAGCTCAATCTACCTCGCCTAATGTAAGTATTATAGTTAATAACAATGCTCCAGATACTAAAACTACGCGAGAAGAGCGCGATGGACCAAATGGTAAAGAAATAGAAATAACTATCGAAAGAGTGGTTAATAAGAATATTAATACTGGCGGATCCATTGCTTCAACTATGGAATCCAAGTATGGGCTTAACCGTGCACAGTCATTGAGTTATTAATATGGCTACAGGTATTAGATTTCCTGTAGATCTACCTCCACCAAGCCGTGACGGGTATAGCTCTGCTTATGAAGTAAATGTTTCACGTCAAGATCGTGAGATAGGTTCTGCTAGACAACGTAGGACTACCAGAACTCAACCTCGAATAGAATCACTATCTTTTTCATTTACTGAAGCAGAATACTTAATATTTGATACATGGTGGCAAGAAACTATAAAGTCAGGTGAATTACTATTTGACATATTATTGTCGGATGATTTAGGCGGGTTCATTTGGTATACAGCTAGATGGATTAATGACTATGAAGCCTCAATAGATAATTCAAGATACGATTGGAATATAAAAGGTACATTACGATTAATGGGAGCAGGATTTGCAGTTAGAGTTTCTGGTACAGATGAATTACATGGTTTAGCTACATTAACTAGTTTTGGTAAGGGTGGATTAATAGTAGAATCTATTCTTCGAGGTAGATCCACAGTTGAATCTAGTGGTAGAGCTAAGTTCAGTGAAGCTACACTATTAGGTTTAAGTGAGACTGAGTCTAATGGTAGAGGTAAGTTAGGTATGTTGGTATTACACGGTATATCATCTACCGTGACTAATGGTGAGGCTCAATTAGGTGTACTAGTGTTACGAGGTATTTCAACCACTATATCTGAAGGTACAGGAGAATTAGGTATATTACAAGGTTTATCAAGTACAACATCTGAGGGTAAAGGTGAATTTGCGTAATGTCTACACCTATATTTCCAACATCTTTACCTACTGTAAGTACATTATCATTACAAGCTATAAGTAATTTAATAGCCGATGATGGTACAGTAAAGAGCTATAGACGCATTAGTAGAGTACCAAACGCTAATGATAAAGTTCAATGGACTTTATTCAATGATCAATTAAGTGTGTTTTTAGCTTTTTACAAAGCAACCCTGTTAGATGGTCATAAGTGGTTTTATATCAAGTTACCATCTGCAAAAGGTATTGTATACCATATTGCCAGATTTAAGTCTTTACAAGTTAATGTTACAGGCCATAAAGCTTGGGTTGTAGATGCTGAACTCGAGTTAAGAGAAAGAGCTTTTGAAGTTATTGAGCCAATTATTGATCCAGAACCTCCTGAAGGAGAACCAGACGTGCTATCATTTTTATTACTTAATAATTCAACTACATATGCATTGGATCAATCACGTGTACCCTTAACTGATTTCCTTGGACGTCATACATTATCAGAAGCAGATTATGCTACATTTGATGAATCTACAGGTGTAATAAATATAAGTACGGCTGGAATATATGAATTACGGTGCTCTATTGCCTTCGTATCTATCACATTGTTTACTCTAAATGCAATAATGGGTTGCGAAGTGTCATTAGAATATGAATTTGATGTAGGTAATAATGCCAAAGCTTATCCTAATAGTTATCCTTTAGTAGGTCATGCGGCTGTAAATGAGGGAGGTCCAAGTGTACCGACAGTAAATATACATAAAATAATAAACGCTGCCGCAGTTGTAACCCCTATACTAGTTCATATAATGCCTTTTGGATTTACCCAAGATTCTGTAGGTACTTATAATGCATTAAGTATAGCAGGATCACTTCACAGACTGGGTGATGTTGTATATACACCTCCTACAGACTAATAATGCCGATATTTTCAACTCCTAATTTAGGATTATCGTATTCTGAAGCTATTGCAGAAGCCTATGCTTCTGCACCTGAAGATTCAATAATTCTCCACACATTAGAATTTCGTCACCCATTATTTATAGATCCTGTCACATTAGACGAAATTGGTATACGAGTAGTGAATGATCATGAGTTTTTACTGGCTACTCTTGAAGATGGGGCTATATTAAATCCTGAAGAAGAGGTCCGATTTGAGCCAGTAAAATTCGAATTTACTAGACCATCCGAGTCTGACAGCTCAGCCTCCCCTGAAATAGAGATATCAGTTAGTAATGTATCAAGAATTCTTATCCCATATTTAGATTTAGCTAAAGAATCACGTATACCTATTGAAGTTACTTATAGACCATATATGGCTAGTGACCTAAGTGCACCACATATGAAGCCAGTATTAAACCTAACTTTACGCAATGTTAATTGCAGTATGTCCGATGTAACTGCTACAGCTGGATTCGGTGATTTAACTAATCGTAAATTTCCAAATAAAGATTATACCAGTTTGAAGTTCCCTGGATTAACTGCAAGATGACACACTGGGCCACTCAATATATAGGTTTACCTTGGCATAGAACTGGTGATGATGTCACCAGTTTTAATTGCTGGTCTTTTACTAAGAAAATACAATTAATTCATTTCAATCGTACTTTACCTGCTATAGACGTAGATGCTATGTCTAGCATATCTATAGCTAAATTATGTATTAGCCAATCTAAATCTAATAATTGGATAGAAGTAGATAAACCTATAGATGGATCATGCGCTTTATTATGTAGAAATAAAATACCTATTCATGTAGGTACATGGTTAGAGATACCTGGTGGATCAGGTTTAATACATTGTATGACTGGTATGGGTGTAATGTTTCAAAACCTTCATTCATTACGAATAAGCGGTTGGAGTAGATTACATTACTTTAATTGGAATCCAAGTGCCTAATCCAGTTGTTATATATGCATCAAACCCGTTCAATATGGCTGAACGGGTGTGCACATCTGTAAATAATGGAACTAATTTATTACAATTAGTTCCAAAAATTAATTCACCAATAGTATGTAATATTAATGGTCAATGCATATCTAATAAATATTGGGATTGTATATTAGAAGATGGGGATGTAATAGTATTTCATGTATTACCTCATGGGGGTAGTGGAAAGAATCCGCTTCAAACAATATTAAGCATAGTCTTAATTGTTGTAGGTGTAGTATTTGTTAATCCATATCTAATTGCTGCTGGTGTAGGTATAGGATTGGCTGGATTAGTGCCTGTCCCAAAGGTTCCTACGGGTATTCAATCTAGTTCACCATCTCCCACATATAATATAGCTTTAGCGGGTAACTCTGCTAGACTAGGTGAAGCCATACCTATCATATATGGTAGGCATATTATTTATCCAGATTTTGCTTCGCAACCTTATACTGAATTTGATAACGACTCAAACGATCAATTTTACTTTGCATTATTATGTATAGGTAACAGTAGTGCTATAACCATTGAGTCAATACTTATTGATGATACAGATATATCATCATTTGATGAAGTTCAATATCAAATTCAAGGATCCGAATTTACACCGATTCAAACACTAGTTTCACCCGCTGTAGTTAATGCTATTGAAGTAGCGGGTCAAACATTAGAGACTGCTAGAATAGTAGGGCCATTTGCGGCTGTAGGACCTACGTTACGGACTACTAAGATTAGTATAGACGTCACAATGAATAAAGGATTATTCTTTGCTGACGATGAGGGTGGATTACAGAGTTTAACTATTTCATGGACTGTTCAATATAGATTAATTGATGATTTAGGTCAACCAAGCGGTAATTGGTTAGTACTTGCTAATGAATCTTATACAGCTGCAACGAATAAACCGGTAAGAAGAACATATAACTATAATGTATCATCTGGTAGATATGAAGTAAGAATGCAGCGTACGGATGCTAGACAGGATAATAATAGAGCCGCCCATGATATAGAGTGGGCTGGAATGCGCTCATTTTTAGATACTGATATTACGTTAGAGCCTACAGCTGCTTATTTAGCTATTAAGATTAGAGCTACTAGTCAATTAAGCGGTACTAGTCAACGTAAAATAGCTGTAATAGTTCGTAGGAAACTTAGAACATGGCATCCAGTCAATGGCTGGTCAGTACCTATTGAATCAAGAAGTATTGCATGGGCTTTAGCTGATGTATTACAAAATCAGAATTATTCATTAGGTTTAACCGATGCCAGAATCGACTTACAAACTCTATATGAATTAGATCAATTGTTTACGAGTAGAGGTGATACTTATAATGCTATTATAGATAAGAAGGTTACAATCTGGCAAGCTTTAGCAGCTATTGCTAGATGTGGCAGAGCTGTACCAATAATGCGTGGAGGTGTATTCACATTTGTAAGAGACTCTGAAGTACAATTACCGTCTGCTATGTTTAATATGAGAAATATCCAGCGAAATTCATTCGCTGTAAGTTATGCAATGGTAACCGAAGATACACCTGATGGAATAGAGTTAGAGTATTTTGATGAGCAAAGTTGGAGTTTGTTATCAGTAATAATCCCTATTCCAGGTATTACTACACCTACTATTATAGCTAAGTTTACTTTAATAGGTGTTACTAATCGTAATCAAGCATTGCGTGAAGCAGCTTACATAGCAGCTGATATTGCATATAGACGCACTAATGTGAGATTTGTTACAGAAATGGAGGGATTTCTTCCGGCATATGGATCCCTTATAGCTGTAAGCCATGATATAGCTCAATGGGGTAAAAGTGCGGATGTTGAATCAGTGAACTTACCTGAAATAACAATATCAGAGCAAGTTCAGTTTACTGGATCACAATTTTATGCCTTATTATCTGATAATAAAGGCGAAGTATTCGGCCCATATAGAGTAGCCGCCGGATCAGATTCTAAAACTATACTATTTGTAGATACACCCTCTCTAACATTTTACACTGGTACTGAGAAGGAACGTACAAAAATATCTATAGGTCAAGGTACATCATTTCTTAAATATTGTAAGGTTAAAGCTATAAGACCAAAACCAAATGATTTTATAGAAATCCAATGTATTGTGGAAGATGATAGAGTTCATACGGGTGACAATGCTTATTTACCTCAATTCCCAACATCTAGACCTATGTATGTAATGGCTAACGATACGCCTACCTATGATTTAGCTACGATAGAACAGAAATCAGGGTTAGGTGGGTGGGTTAGTGGATCTGATGGTACTGTAGGTACAAATCATGATGCAGGATTTTTCTACCAATAACTATGACTATAAGTAATGTAACTACACCTCAAATAGGTACTCGTAGTAAATTCAATGAGATTATATCTGCATTGAATAAGATGGGTATGTCTCGTGTAAACTTTAACGGTAATACAGCTGTCATAAGGGATTCCTCATCTGACATATCTAGTATAACTAAGTTAGGCGGCGGTGATTATGAAATTAATTTTCTTACACCAAAATCTAACACTAATTATACTATTATCGGCAGTTGCAGTGTATGTGCAGGTAATGACACTGGATTTGTAATGCTCATAAGTCAGTCTACAAATAAGTTCAGAATTCATTGTCGTAATGATGATGGCGGTATAGGTGACAGTAATACTGTCTGTATAATAGTTAACACTTCGGAATAATCATGCCAATACCTCTGATGAATGTTGGGGATCCAATTACTGAAGACCTAATGAATTCAATTATAGATGCAATAAATGGGGTAAGTATTTCTTGGGTTAATTTTCAGGGTACTCCAACTGTAATTGTACGAGAGTTTGCAGGTAACATAGCTGGAGTATCTCATACAGGTGGCGGTGTTTATAGAATTACATTCGACACCCCGCGTGCAGATGCAAATTACGCTGTAGTAGGTAACTGTACAGCCAATGCAGGTAATGATACCGGATTTGTAATGCTTGTGACTTTGACTACAACTTATGTTGATATTCAGTGTCGCAATGACGATGGTGGTGCTAACGTGGTATCCACCGCAACTGTGATAATAGTCGGAAACTAGGAGTTCACCATGGCCTCAATGTCTAATTACCTCAGAAATAAACTCATTGACTGGTTCTTGCGTCAAGAAGCTTTTTCACCTCCAGCTACAGTTTATGTAGCACTATGTACATCTGCTCCAACAGCTGCGGCCGCTGGTACAGAAGTATCTACTAGTGGTACTGGTTATGCTAGAGAAGCTGTAACAAGTTCTTTGACCAATTGGGCTGGAACTCAGGCAGCATTAAGTACAGCTGTAAGTAGTGGCACAAGTGGTGAAACAAGTAATAACTCTGCTATAGACTTCGGCACTGCTACCACAGGTTGGGGTACAGTATCTCATTGGGAGATTTATGATGCTGCCACCAGTGGTAATAGATTAATCTTTGGGACAATTGTAGATGGTGTTGGATCACCATCACCACGTACAATTGTAGCCGCAGATCCAGTATCATTCCCAGCATCAGCATTAGTGTGGAACATCTCATGATAAATCCATGGTATATTGTAGGTTTACTAGTCGGGGTAATTACCTTGACTAGTACAGCCTATAATTATGGCTATAACAATGGTGTTAATAAGGTAGAAGCCGCTCAAACTAGAGATAATGACCTTATTGCTAAAGTTGAAGAACGTGCTATGTTAGGAGCCGCAAATGAAATTGCTAAAATTCAACTTAAGCAAACAACCATATATAACAAAGTTCAAAAAGAGGTCCAGACAAATACTGTTTATCGTGAGTGTAAGCACACTGCTGACGGGTTGCGAAGTATTAACGAAGCGCTCACAAACTCCAAAACAGAATCCATTGATACTAGCAAGTTGCCCTATGTTAACAATCCTTGAAGATGATTCTTTTGGTGCAACAACGCTAAAATTAATAGAAGTAACTAAACAATATTATACTTGTAGAGAAGCCTCAATCGCAAAATAATAGAATGGGTAGTGTCAGCAGCGCCTGTGACCCGCAGGCTTGAGAACAGAACTAAAAATTCTGTTCTCTTTTTTATTTTCAAACGTTAAAATACCACGCAGTTTAGTACGTCCGGGAGATTTTAGCGTATATCCGGGAGTCCCGGATACCTAGGACGTATTAATCTAAAGGTAACGGCTCCCGGATAAATTAATTCATTAACCGATTTTAATTATATTGATCAAATTAGTGTACAAAATACTCACTTACGATATATAATAGTTATTGCTCCCAATATAATTAGAACTTTAACTTGTGGACAATGATCTGTCCTCTACCGGTGAGGCCTATGGCAGAAGATCTTCTGACTAATATAATTGCTGACTTCTTTAACTCTGGATGGCGTGTTGCGCCCTTTATTAAGACTACAGATGGTTACATAGGTGTAAAAGCTTGGCCAAAACGTGCTGCAACCAATAATGCTGAATTACAGCTTCTTATTGAGGAGCATGCTAGTAAGTCATCAAAAGTACCAGTATTAGGTATAGTACCGCCAGCAGGTAGGTACATAGTTGATATAGATACTAAGAAGAATATATCAGCACTCCAACTTTGGAAAAACAAGGTTGCAGAGGCTTATGGTGAAGGTTGTCCACTAGGATTACCTAATCTAATTGTTAAGACTAAATCAGGTGGATTTCACTTATATTATTCTGATGGTAGTGAAAAACAACTACATAGTCCTACAAGCATATTTTCAAAAGATTCAGGTATAGATATCAGAGGCTATACTGGGATGGTTATAGCCCCTACATCTATAGGGACTCTGGAAGATTGGCAATTAGGTGATTATACAATAATAAAGGGTCTACCAAATGACCCACTAACTGTTTTAGGGTTATCTAAAATCTTAGGTGACTCGTACGATGAAGCAGATACATTCATTCGAAGCACACTAAACATAATTAATGAGTGCTTAAGAAATGATAATGTAAATGAATTACATCGTCATAGACTCATACCTGATTCAGTAATAATACCCTCATCTAGTAGAGATAATACTCTTTACAAGTGTGCGAGGTTATGTCGTCTTGCGAATTTATCTCAAGACGCTGCATTTGTATTCATGCAACACATCGCTACTAGATGTGAATTTAGTGCAGAAGAACCTTTAGAGCATTGGGTTAAGTTAGCTGTAGATAAGGTTAAAAGAGTTTACTCATCTGATAGTGAATTAAAACTTCAAACCATATCTGGATTTTATGAGGAATTAGATAATGCAGGTACAGTATTATTACGTGGGGTAGCAAAATCTTATTACTATTTCCGACATGGATCATCATTACTACGAATAGACGCGCGATCTAAATACTCCACCGAAAATATTGGTAATGTATTACAAGGCACTAGTATTCATAGCGACGAAGGACCTATACCTGTTAAAAAGGTTATAGGCGCTTATAAGCCTAAAGAAGTGGCTTATAATGCTGCAATGTATCCTAAATCCGATATGCCATACTTTGACTATGAAGGTCAACGGTATGTAAATACGTATCATGATCATTTTTCGGCATTCGAACCTAACCCAGAATTATATGAATTAGCATTACCTTTCGTAAAGATTTTTTCAGATTTAGCAAATCATATTGTAGGTTATAATCAGGGTGATCATAAACATCTATTAGATAAAATAGCCTGGATAATTCAAAAGCCATATAGAAGATTACCCACTGGTACCATTATATATTCTCATACTCGTGGATCAGGTAAGGATATATTTATGGGTATACTACGAGAGTTAGTAGGCCGTAAATACTATATGCCTATTAACCTTAAAACAATAGAAAACTCTCATACAGATATTCATGATAAAATAATATGTACAGCATCCGAAGTACAATTACAAACCAATGCTAGAGGCAATATTGCAGCCGCAAACTTCATGGGTCAATTGAAAGATATTATCACAACTAAGAGTGTTTATATAAATGAAAAATTCGTACAACCTTACAGTGCTCCAATTTTTACTAACATCTTCTTGCTATCTAACTTCGAGCTGTCCTCAATCATTGAGCCAGGCGACCGTAGAATGGATATATTCCATGCTGCCGAAGAGAAATTGGATCAGGCACAATTTGGCGATCTTGCAGATATTACAAATGACGGTATTTGGGTGGAAAGATCTAGCAGAGATAGAGAGCTTAGAACGCACATAATATATGCCATTAGAAAGGCATTACTGGATAGAAACATTGAATCAACATTCGATAGAGAAGAGGCTAAGTTAAATGATGTAAAACAGTTGATGCTAGAAAATCAGCATCCACCTGTAGTAGATTGGATGATGAAAAACTTACCTCCATACTTTACTGAAGATATAGTCATGATGGCATGCCACTTTTGTCCTGTGAGATCTTCACCTGAATACATATTAAAACAACTGAAAGAGCATTTTGGTGCTCAACTAAAGAATCTTAGACGAAATAATACCATCTACAGAATGAATGGATCGCCTAGATTAGAAAAGCGGAGTGATAATAGTGTAGGAACTGTTCATATAATTAACTTCGAAACAAGATCTGCAGACCCAACATGTCGAAGATCAGTCTTTTATTTTGACACATCATTACGTGATTCAGCTCCAACTGATGCAACTCTTAAGACTATTATGAAGAAATGGTATGATCAAATGATTGCTACTCATTATAACAACGTTATCACTTTACCAGGTGCAAAGCCCGATGCAGCGCCTGATACAGACCTTATTTAATCAAAGCGGTGTACTTTACGATCAACTCAACGTATAATATTTTATGACACACGCACTCGATTTAGAAACAGGTTCAAAATCAGGCGATCTTAGTGATGGCTATGCATTGGAACCCTGGCGTGCTAGACAAGGTTTAGCATTCATCACTAGTATCCACGTATACGGCGATAAAATCAATCTAGCTGAATTACGGCCTACACGTGATAGATTAGTTGAGATACTCGAATCACTTCGCGGTGAAGAAGTATATGCTCATTATGCTGTATTTGATTGTGCATGGTTGATAGCATCAATTGAGCCAAATAAGCTGGCACGAATTCACTCCGCTATAACTGGAATTAGATGGCGTGATACAGCCTTACTTGCCAAGTGGTGCACCAATGGGCGTAAAGCTGATGATATGAGACTTAGCTATTCTCTAGCTAATCTTATCAATATGTGGAAAGATAAGTTAGGATTCCCAGGTGCAGAAGATTTTATTAGGATGAAGCAGCAGGAAGTATTAACTGCTAATGATCCATATTGGGAGGCACGTGGTAAATTAGACGTATTGTGGACATATAGATTAGCTAAGTTTTTAGAAGGTCAATTACCTGCCCCATGTAAACGTGGATTCATAATTGAATCTCATGCTATACCTAAAATAGCTAATAGTTGGCTTGTAGGTATGTATGTTAATCAACAGGCACTTAAGTTAGCTGAAGAAGAAACCGAAAAAGACATTCAAGAAGGATGTAAGTTACTCAATCTTCCTGAATCAGTTATATCTTCACCAGCACAATTAGGTCATGTAGTCTTCGGTCAGTGGGGTTTTACACCTCTTGCATTAACTCCTACAGGTAAACCTAAAGCAGATGCAGATACATGGATCTTATTAGCTCATACATCCAATGATCCAAGGTTAAAGCAGTTACTTAAATGTCGTCAAGCTCTTACAATAAGAAGCAAATACATTAAGACAGCTTACGAAGCACTTGCAAGTACAGGTGATGGCTACCTATATGGTAAGCCTATGATGTTTGGTACTCAGTCGGGACGACTGACATATGCCAGTGAGACACTTGGTAGAAAAGTGTCAATTGCTCAACATCAAATACCTCGTAAAGCTAAGTTGGTTAGAGGTTATTTGGCACCTCCACCAGGCATGAAGTTGTATGAAACTGATGCTATGGCCCAAGAATCTCGAATAATGGGTATATGGTCAGGTGATGCTGAAATTATTCGAATCTTCAGGGAAAAAATCAATTTCCATAGTTATACAGCTTGTATGATTTATGGTGTGGCCTATGAAGAATTTCAACGGCATTATAAAGCTGAAGTTGCTAAGTATATTGAATGGAGACAGATGGGTAAGCTTACAAATCTGTCATGTAATTTCAGAATTGGGGGTAAGTCATTGAGTAAGAAGGCTCTTACTGAATATGATACTTATATGTCTGAAATGGATGGTAGAAAACTTGTCAATACATTCAAACGCACATATAGCGGGGTACCTAGCTATTGGGATGCCATCATTACATTTGCTAAAGCTCATGGATATTCATATACATTAGCACAGCGTAGATGGAAAGTACCTACGGAAATGCTTTCAGGACCTGACGCTTGGAAGGTTGAAGGCACAGTCATTAGCCATCCAATTCAGGGTACTGGTGGAGATATGTTCTTGGCTGGCATAAGCTCTGTACCTGAAAGCAGAATTCAAACAAACATGCACGATGGTGTATTCTGGATAGTTGAAGATTCAAAGGAGGGTGAACAAGAATCAGAGCATATTCTTGAACAAATGAATGCAACCGACTATCAACGACTCTGGGATCTACCTGATCCATTGAGTATACCCCTTCTTTATGAAGGTTCACGACTTGGTACATCTTACGCGGATGTGAAATAATCATGGGACTTAGATACTACATTGTAGATCTGGTTGATGGACTTCCTTTAGGGACCAATGATAAAGTTATAGCTGAAAGTTATGCTTTATCTGAAGATGCATTTGTCATTGATACTGAAACTAATGAATGGCTTTCATCCAGTACATCGGATCAAATCAAGGAAGTAAAGGAATAACATATGCTGGCACTGTCGTGGTCTAGACTTAGTACTTACAAACAATGTCCGTTGAAATTTCATCTGACATATATCTCTAAATCTTTTAAGGAAGAAGAGAAGTCAATCCATCTTATTAAGGGTGAACAACTTCATAAACAGTTAGAAGATTATATTCTAGCTAAAAACGGTGCAGCAGCAATGCCTCTAGGCTTCTCAGAAGAAGTTAAGAAGGCTTTGCCGTATGTAGATAAGTTATACTCTATATATGACCAAATTTATCCTGAAGCACAAGTAGCATGTAACATTGAATGGAAGCCGGCCGAATGGTTTGCTAAAACTGTTGCATGGCGTGCTATTTGGGATGCATCTTGTCTTAAGAAGGATACATGCTTCTTGCCAGACTGGAAGTCCGGTAAAGTGTACCCATTAGGCCAAAGCTATGGTCAGCTACATTTGTCAGCAGTGATTGCATTAGAACGTTGGGCAGACTTGCCTGAAGTAAACGCTGCTTATGTATATATTGAGCATCAGAAAGTTGTACCTATTAAGGTAACTAGAGAACAGTTACCTGAAGTAAGAACTTACTTTGAGAAAGAGTTTGAAAAAGTACAGAATGAAAAGGCTTGGGAACCTACAGCCAATGCTAACTGTACCTACTGCCAGGCTACCAAAGCTCAATGTAAGTTCTCTAGAAAACTATGACGCCAGAAGGTAAGGCTAAAGTGAAAATTCGCCAGTGGATCAAGGATAATATGCCTGGATCCTGGCGAGTTTCACCTAAAGGAGGCATCTTTGGTAAAACAGGATGCCCTGATGATATCATTTGTTGGCGAGGAGTGTTCATCGCCATAGAAATAAAGTCTTTAGAAGGTAATCCAACACCTTCTCAGGTAAATGAATTAAACCTTATACGACAAGCTGGAGGTGTGGCAGCTATTGTACGAGGTTACGATGTGCAACGTCTACAGGCAATCAAGAATGCAGCATTAGCTGTTAGTAAAACATGAATTTTACAATAGATCAATATACTTGGCCAGCATATCAAGGTCGTAAGCCTTTTATGCACCAAATACCTACTGTGAAGTTTGCTCTTGATAACAAGAGATGCTTTATTCTTAACGAGATGGGTACAGGTAAAACCTTATCTGCCATATGGGCTGCTGATATACTTTTGACTGCACTAAAGATTAAGCGTGTACTTATTGTAGGACCTCTATCTACAATGAGATCTGTGTGGTATAATGAGCTTACTTACAATATACCCCATAGAAAGGTAGGTATTGCCCACGGTAATAAGCAATTAAGACTCTCTATCATCAATGACAAATCTATAGAGTTTGTCATTATCAATCATGACGGCATTAAGAATTCTGAGGATGAACTTATTGCTCAGGGCTTTGACTTAATCATTATAGATGAATTAACTGCCTTTAAATCCCATGCATCTGAACGCAGTAAATGTATGGAACGCATTTCTAAAACTGTAAAAGCGGTGTGGGGCATGACAGGTGAAATTACGCCTAACAGTCCATTAGAAGCTTATTATCCATGTAAAATCGTAAATCCATTTAACAAGTGGTTACCTAAATATTTTGGACAATACAGGGATGCCTGTATGTTCAAAGTAAATGATGCGTTATGGATGGCTAAACCTGAATCACCACAAATTGTGGCTATGTGTGTACAACCTGCTATCAGGTTCACTAGAGAACAATGTTTAGATTTACCTGATACAACTTATCAGATGATTGAAACAGAGTTATCCACTGAACAGAAAGAGTGGTATACTGTTATGAAATCTAAAGCCTTGGTAGAAAGCGACCAAGGCAAAGTTACTGCACAGAATGCTGCTGTGATGTTGAACAAGTTATTACAGATATCTGCTGGAGCAGTGAAAGACGTAAATGGTAATATAATCGAAATAGGCTGCCAACCTAGATTAGAGCAGTTATTACAGATATACGATGAAACTCCTCAGAAGAAACTAGTAGTATTTGCAACATATCGTGCTACAATAGACATGTTAATTCGTGAATTGACGGCTAGAAAAATTAAATGTGCCGCAATTCATGGAGATGTAAACCAAAATATACGGTCTAAACTCATCGATGATTTCCAAACTGGAGACCTGAATATACTTGTGTTGCAGCCACAATCTACTGCTCATGGTATTACTCTCACTGCGGCTTCAACTATCGTATGGTTTAGCCTGATTCCAAGTAATGAACTGACCCAGCAAGGTAATGCCCGTATTATTCGTGCTGGCCAAACACGTAAAACATTGATTATTATGTTTGCAAGTACTAAAGCTGAAAAACATATTGCTAAGATTTTAGAGCGAAAGGGCGACATATCTAGAGAAACATTAAAACTGTTTATTGACCATGATATTTAACAATCAAAATTGTGTACATTTTGATCGAATTAGTTTATAATTGATATTAGATTGGAGTGAAAATGTCAGAAGCTTGGGACGAATTATCAGATGAAGATATTGAAGACGAATACGGTAGTGAATTGGATGATGTAGATTTTACATCCAACACACCTAGATTTGTTAAGATGGAACTCCTGTCTTTTGACGGAGCTAAACTAGCCTCAATGAGGGTTGATGAACTAATCAAGACCTATATTGAGGCTAGAAATCAATTAGGTACTGATCGTAAAGGCTATAAAGCTCGTGAGAAAGCTGTAAAAGAACATTTGGCCATGATTAGTATGGCTCTGAAAGAGAAGGCCGAGCCTTTAGGTGTAGACAATTTCAAGACTGAATTAGGTACTGCTTATAAAAACAAAAAGGAGACGTTTAAGGTATCTAATTGGGAAGAACTTGTCAAGTATCTTCAGGATACAAATAATTTTCATGTATTACAAAAACGTGTGTCTCCTTTAGCTGTCAAAGACATTCGAACAATCGATGGAGCAATCCCTCCAGGTGTAGAAGGGTTTACTATGATTGAATTTGCCGTGAGAAGTCCAACCTCACGTAAACCAAAAGTTGGATAATCAATCAGGAATCAGTAATGGGAATCAAATCTAAGGAAATGGTGGATGGTTGCTTTGCCCGAGCAGCCATGGATGAGCCAATCTTTGTGCTTCGTGCACAGGATAAGAGCTCTCCAGCACTAGTAAGAGCATGGGCAGCTAAATTTCGTGACCAACATATCAAGGCTGGTACGTCGGGTCATGAATTGGCTAAAGCTATTACCAAGCATACAGGTGCACTTGAAACAGCTGATGCTATGGAAAAGTGGGCTACTCGCAAACAGGCAGATTAAGGAATCAATCATGAGCATGGAAATCCCAGAACATCTACGTACAGGCCCACTTGCTGATGCAGCTAAGAAAGCTTTGGAAGATGCCGCAAAGATGGCAGCATCTTCGAACAGCGTTCCACGCATTAGCTTGAAGGGACGTGAATTTCGGCTGATCGATGGCGGTGAAGAAATTGCCAAGTTCAGAGACTCTCTGAATGTCATCATCCTTGGTGTGGAACCAGAAGCTGGTCGGATGATCAAGACCTGGTACAAGGATGGTTACAAGTCCGGGTCTAAGGAACCACCTACCTGCAGTTCCGATGACGGAGTTTCACCTGCAAATTGGGTGAATGACAAACAAGCTGCTAACTGTAGCCAATGTCCGAAGAATCAGTTTGGTTCAGCAATTTCACCTAGTGGTAAGCCTACCAAAGCTTGCAGAGATAGCAAGCGTATCTGGGTCCGCATGGCTGATAACCATGTCTTGAAGGATGATGTCAGAGTACTTCATCCAACGTCCACAGTTCCATTCGCTGAACGAACCATGTTCGGTCTGAATGTGACAGTGGCATCGCTGAAGGCTTTCAGTGAGTACGGCAAGAAGTTAGCCAGCTTAGGCCAAGGCCCTGCTGTTTGTGTGACCAAACTTGTCATGCTTGACATGGAGTATCCACAGCTGGATTTCCAATTACTTGCATGGCTCGATGCACAAGTGGCGCCCTTGTCCTTGGAAATTTCAGCCAAGAAGCCTTGGAAGATTCAGTATGCAAATGCTGGATTAGCATTGGCCCATGATGGCAGCTCATCGAATGCTTTACCTGTGAAGCTTCCAGGGCAAGTTCCTGACGTGCCACCTCACCTGCAAACTCAGCAAGTAGTTGTGGATGATGCCACTTCTGAACAGTTGATTGCAAAGGCCACTGAAAGACTCAAGCAAGATATCAACATCGATGACGCCATCGGTAAGTGGTAATTAGAGTTTGAGGGTCTAGGACTAGCCCAGTGAATTGATCCCACAAGACTTTGCTTGAAGCCTCAGTCTAGTTAGCAGTGCTGACCATGGGAACCGCCATTGGCCTTATGTCCTAAACCCTCTCTTTATGACTAAAGACGAATTACACCGTAGACCTGGTATTAGAGCAATTATACATCAGTTGCGTATTGCTCATAGCTCCTGGTCTAAAGAGCGAATTTATACTGAAGCTAAACAACGTTGGACTGAGAGATATCTAAATGAAAAGCCTCCTACTAACCCTAGGTCATAATAGTTCTGCCATCTATATTCAAGATAATAAGATTTTATGGGGTTATGAGACTGAGCGTCTATCAGGTGTGAAGTCTGATAGTAGATTTCCTATGCCTATCATAGATAAATATATATCATACGATAAGCCTGATATTGTATATGTAACACACTGGGCTCCAGACGGCAATCTTAATTCAATGAGCGAAAAGCATTGGGATCCAGCTTATTTTGATGGCATTCCAATTAGAACTTTGTCTACAAACTGCACACATCATGATACTCACATGGCTGCAGCTGTTTGCTATGCTAATCTGAATAAACCAAAAACATATGGTTTAGTGGTCGATGGATTTGGTACCTGTGGCGAACATTTTAGTATTTATGATCTATCTAATGGTGGCAACAAGTTAATTAGACGTATCCATGGTTATGAGACAAGTTTAGGATTGTGGTATCAATATGCCACGGCCTTTTTAGGTATGAAGATGCATGAAGATGAATTCAAGCTTTTAGGCTATGAAGCTCATGTACCATTAGACTTAGTGCCAGAACTAAATTCATTAGCTAGTCATTACACTACCAAATGGTTGGAGAAAATGGATGAATCTATATATAGGAGTAAGTATGACCCTGTATATAGTATAAATGCTTTAGCCAATATTAAGAATAACATTTTCAGTCATCTAACTTCAATATGTCTAAATTTTAATCTTTCAAATTCTTCAGATTACCGCACTAGATGTGTAATAGCTTATTATGTACAAAAGGTACTTGAGAATGTGGTGTTATACCATGTTCAAAAACTAGATGCTGATTACCTGGTTTTATCTGGCGGTGTATTCTACAATGTAAAACTGAATAAGTTGATTGTAGATGCAGTTAATAAGGCTGCATGCATTTACCCATTAGCTGGTGATCAGGGCAATGCATTAGGTCTGTACTCAATTGACCACCCTGAATTCGTGTTCCCAGATAACCTCAACTGGGGTCATCGGACCTTGTCTCATATCAAAGAAGTTGAGGGCTTATATACATTTAATGAGCAACAGGGTTATGATGTTATTAACATGCAACTGATTTCAAAAGGTATTGTTAATGTAGTAAGAGGTTCGATGGAATTTGGACCTCGTGCATTGTGCAATACATCCACATTAGCACTGCCTACACCCCAAAATGTAAGTGAAATTAATCTTGCCAATGATCGTAATACAGTAATGCCTATGGCGCCTGTAATGAGCCATAAGATGTATAAAGATTATTTTGAAAGAACAGATAAGTTACATAAGTCTCAAGCACATATGATTTGTGCAATGGAATATCAAGAGCATCCGTATGACCATATGCTAGGTGTGGCTCATGAATACCATACACCATATCATCATCATACAGGCCGCCCACAGGTTGCTAAGTCTGACGATAAACTGTTAAACCAATTATTTGATGCACATAAATCACCTCTGATTAATACATCATTCAATTATCATGGCATGCCTATAGCATGGGGCATGTCCAGCATCATAACAAACCATGTGATGCAATACCTCCGTGCTGACATTAAAACCGTGGTAATAATCTAATGAGCAACTCCAGCCTTTCCCCAGTAATCAACGCCATTTTTGACTTCAATGAACAAGTCATTGGTACAGGTGATGTATCATTGAATACGCTCACTGAAAAACAATTCAATTGGACTATTGGGTTCTGTCAAGAAGAACTGGTAGAATTTACTGAGGCCTATCAAAAGCAAGATATTGTCAAGATGGTAGATGGAATTCTTGACCTGATCTACGGTGCTATGGGTACGCTCAAGAAGATGGGTCTTACTCGTGAACAAGTCTTTGCATGCATGATGGCTATTCACACTGCCAACATGACTAAGAAGAAGGGTATGACGGCTCGTGGTTCAGAAGAAGATGCTGCCAAACCTGCAGAATTCGTGCCTCCTGATCAAGCTATCGGTCATATTCTGTTTGGGGAGTGAGACTATGATCGTAGTACTTGAAGGACCTGACAATGCGGGTAAGACTACACTTGCTCGCATTTGGCAAGACGCTTTGCTAGACAAGGTTTCTTATCATCATCCTGGAGGTAAACCTGATTCTCTAGAGCAAGAGGATCAGTGTATGATCGATCAACTGAATCTAGTTGAATCTTCGAAAGATTCAAACGCTATTCTTGATCGTGTAACAGCGATTAGTCAACAAGTTTATAATCCACATGCTGTGTATAATAAGAATAGGGATTATTTCCTGAAAGAGATGCTGAAAAAAGGTATTATACTGCTTTATTGTCGACCTTCAGACGATAGATTAATGCGAACTGAAGACTTCAAATGGCGTGATGGTGAGACTGAGGAACATAAGCAAAAGATCATCCGAAATCAGCATCAGTTCATTAAAAATTACGATGATCTGATGCAACGTACTCCTCACATTACTTATAATCATGAAGATACTGTCATGGCTGATATGATTGTAGGCCATTCAATAGCTGCCTTTAACGGTAGCCAGATTAGTATTGCATGGTTTGAAAAGATTATGTTCTATACAAGGGGTTCCAAATGAAAGTCATAAATACTGGTAGCAATATTCAGTCCATGCTTAAGATGTATGAGGCTGTAAGAGATGGTTATCATATGGTTGCTAGAGGTTCAGCCTGCATCAATGTACAAAACCTAGCAATTGTATTTAATGCCAGCGAACCTGTCATCACAAGTTTTGATGCTAGACAGTTTAATTTACCGTATGCTAAAAGAGAATGGCTTTGGTACTTAGGTGCAGATAAGTTCGACTCTAGCATAGAGCAACATGCTACTATGTGGAAAAAGCTTAAACAACCTAATGGATCTTATTTCAGTAATTATGGTCAATACATTTTTGGTAAAAACGATCCGCCTGAGTCTGCTGAAACAAGTCAATCTCAGTTCGAATATGTAATTGATTGTTTATTGAGAGATCCACAGTCAAGACGAGCGTCCATAGTATTACTGGATAAAGATCATTTGTTTTTGGATAATGTCGATACTGTATGCACATACAGTATCAATTTTACTCTTCAAGATGGCCGCTTAGATATGACAGTCATGATGAGAAGTAATGACGTCATCTTTGGGTTCACCAATGATGCATTCTGTTTTTGGAATTTATATCAGTTTGTTTACAGTATATTGCACCAGAAGATGGGCTCCTATATCAAACAAGGATTTTATACCCATATAACAAACTCAATGCATGTATATGAGCGCCATTTTTTAATGATTAACCTTATTATTGAAGGCGGCGAATCTAAGTATAAATTCATAGATGTGCCAAAACCTACAGCCACTGTATCTGAAATGCTAGTTGCAAGTAAAGGTAAAAATGGACGTGGTAAATATTACGACTGGCTCACGGCCGTCTAGAGATGCTTACTTTATTGCGATGGTGGCTTTAGTTGCGACTAGAGCCACATGTATTCGACGTAAAGTAGGCTGTATTCTGGTCAACGAGCAAGGCCATGTACTTGCAACAGGCTATAATGGTGTATGCGCAGGCGCAGTCCATTGTATTGACAAGCCATGTGCTGGGGCCAATCAACCTTCAGGTCAGGGCTTACATCTATGCGAGGCGATTCATGCTGAACAGAATGCATTGATTCAGTGTCGTAACATAAATGAAATTCATACTGCTTATGTGACATCGTCACCATGCATAAGTTGTATGAGGTTACTGGCTAACACAAGTGTGACTCGAATAGTTTTTTCAGAAAGATACCCTCATGTCGAATCAGAACGCATTGCCTCCTCAAGGAACATTGCCTGGGAACTCTTCTCGCCCAATTGAGATGGCTTGGGAGACTTTTGCTGAGCAGCATTTTGATCCATCATTTACAGCTGAACAGCGTCATAATGCTAAGTACATTTTCTACTGTTGTGCGGTTAGTATGTACAACTTAATGACTGGAGCCCTTAAAAACGATCCATCCATGCGATTATATGTACATGTTTCAGAGTTAATGCTTGCGGATATAGAGGTTTACTTTAAGCAATTTGATGGTTTACAAACTACCAAGCCAACTCATTGATCAAAGCTATTTACAACGGCTGCCAGAATGATTTATAATTAATTTAGAGGTGATAAAAATGGAAGCTCAATATTTGTACCGCAAGAACTCACTTGGCATCGGCACTTGGCGTATTTGGCATCAGCCAGTAAGTGCCTCACATGCAATTATCCTTATCGCCCACTGCACTGTGGAGGGGGGATCTGAAATAGTGCATCGGGATGATGTAAAGACTAATCTATCAGGTAGGTCTATCATGGACCAGGTTACACTGGAGATGAAGTCCAGAATTAGTCGCCAACTTGATAAGGGTTATAAGTATAGCCTTGAAGAAGCCTTGAAAGGCAGTACAAATCAGTTAGGTCTGATTAACCCAATGTTGGCTCAAAAACTTCAAGATGTCACACTCACCGGTAGTGATTTCAATGATGCTTATGTTCAGTACAAATTGGATGGACACCGTTGCCTGATTACTAAACAGGCTGGAGCAATGTTGGCTTATAGCCGTAAAGGCAAACCAATTGATACTATTCCACACATTTTGGAAGATGCCTATAACTGGATGCAAGATGGTGATACTTTGGATGGCGAACTTTACATCCATGGTAGACCATTGCAAAGTATTAGCAGTTTGATTAAGCGTAATCAACCTGATAGCAAACTATTACAATACCACTGGTATGATATAGCAGATAAGTCTGCTAAATATGGTAGCAGATACTCTCTCATGAAAGATCTGTTTGCTAGTTCCAAGTGCCCTCAACTGAAATTAGTTGAGACTACTAAAGTTGAGAAAATGTCTGAAGTTTATGCTCACTTCAGAGAAGCTCGATCATTGGGCTATGAAGGATCCATGCTTAGATTGTCAAAAGCTGGATACCAAGATGCTCATCGTGCTAATCAATTGATCAAGATCAAAGAGCGTCATGACTGTGAGGTAACAGTCATTTCAGGTCGTCCATCGGCACGTGGTTGGGCTATACTGAGAGTTATGACTGATGATGGCGTTGAATTCGATGTATCGGCTCCAGGATCAGTTCAAGAAAAACTACTTGTGATGCTTCATATTGATAAGTATATCAGTAAGCGGTTGACCATTGAATATGCAATGCTTACTGATGATAAGGTGCCTTTTCATGCTGTAGCCACGGCTTGGAGAGAAGATATATGAACCCGACCACTCATTCTACTAACAACATGATTTTAGGAGCTCCTAAAGGCATGGATAATTGTGTGGATGTAGCAGCCACAATGTTCGTTGAAGATACTCAAACGACTATTGCTACATTCTGGACACCTACACCTGAAGAAATCACAGCTATTAATACTGGAGCATCTGTAGTGCTCTATGTTTGGGGATTACAACATCCTCCTGTAGCCTTAGGAATATGTGAGTCTAAATGAGAGGCGAACCTAAAGGAGTTCATGAAGACTGTTTTAATATGATGTGTGGAGAGTTAGTTGGCTCTGGTAGTCGACGTAAAGTGTTTGACTTTAATTTCATGAGCAATCATGTTGTAAAGGTTGAACAAGATCCACATTCATTTCAGAACATTCATGAGTGGGAGGTTTGGCGTAGTGTAAGTGAGACTGACTATGCCAAATGGTTTGCACCATGTAAATACATCAGTCCTAATGGACAGATACTTATTATGGAGCGTACACTCCCTTTGGATAATCAAAAATATCCAAAACTTATTCCTGCATTCTTTACCGATACGAAGTATGGTAACTTCGGCTTATTAAAGGGTAAGTTTGTGTGCCATGATTATGGTATACACTTATTTCATGAACAAGGTATGTCAAAGCGAATGCGTAAAGCTTACTGGTGGGATTAATGGAAAAACCTAATAATCCTTATCAAGGTCTCATTGGTGTCCGCATTGGTGGGCCACCTGCTACATCCGAGGCTGATCATTTTTACAAATGTAATCATTGTGGTCAAGCTGTAGATATGAGAGACCTTGGTCAAGTGTTTCATCATGAAGAACCTATTCATCAACCATTACTCCTAGATTCATGAACGAACTTAATGTAATCAGAACTTGTGGTATTGATCCAAAATGTGATCACGTTATGGATCAATATGAGCCTATCTTTTCAGAAGAAGGCCGGAAGTGCGGTGAAACACTTGTATGTTCGAAGTGTGGCACATCCGCATATGAAATTTCTTTGCGTGAAAGTTTTGAGGTGAAATCATGCGCCATAATGTCAGACTGATACTATCTTCTGAAGCGAATGGTGTACAGCTTCATACATTTCAATTGAAGTATTGGCGGGCCATTCATGCTGAGGTCTTGACTCATAGAGACTTCAGTAGAAACTCCGGATCTAGTAGGGCAATTCCGGTTGACAAGATGCTCAAGCAGATTCGAGAGAATCCAGCTGGACCTACTTACTGGGGTAAAAATGAGAAGGGTATGCAGGCATCTGAAGAAAACGATGCTACTGTAACTATCCCACATAATTTACAATACGCATTTACGGATTTCTGTGCTTCATCAGGCGTTAATTGGGATATATCTTATATCTTCAAGCACTGTCCTCGTGAAGTAGCTTGGGAATTCAGTGCTTGGCTAGCTGCAAGTATGTCTGAAGCATTTAGTAACGCTGGTTATCATAAACAGGTGGCTAACCGGATTACAGAGCCATATCAGTATATGAATGTGATTGTGTCATCAACTGAGTGGCACAATTTCTTTAATCTCCGCTGCCATCCTGATGCAATGCCTGAATTCAGGGATATTGCAATTGATATGCAGCAACTCATTCATGATTCTAGGCCTAGAAAACTTCAAATGGGTGAATGGCATATCCCATTCATCTCGACTGAAGAAGCGCTACAACCGTTGAATGTGCAATTGAAGTTATCAACGGCTCGTTGTGCTTCGACAAGTTTCAAAACCGTCGAAGGACTTGATATGACCTTCGATACTGCTGTAAGGATTTTTGACAAGCTTGTAGGTAGCAATCCATTGCATGCATCGCCCAGTGAGCATCAAGCTAAATTTGGGTCAATCGAAGGGGTTCAACTTAGGAATTGGGCTTCTAATTTTAGATCTCCATGGGTTCAACATCGTAAGTTTATTGAAAATGGATGGAGTTTCTGATGCATCCTAGTAATATTGACCTAATGTGGGTAGTTACAATCAATTACACTAACTATAAGGGTCAAACGGCTAATCGAAAGATTGTACCTCATTCAATTCATTTTGGTAAAACTGAGTTTCATCCTCAACCTCAATGGTTATTGACTGCTACTGACATAGATAAGAACGAATTAAGAGTATTTGCTTTGAAAGACATCCATTCTTGGATTAATTCTTGGAGTGATTCATGATTACTAATTATGTCCTCGGATTTGCTTTTGACGATCTTGATCGAGTGGCTCTTATTTGCAAGAATAAGCCTAAATGGCAAGCAGGTAAATGGAATGGAATTGGCTGTAAGATTGAGGGCAATGAATCTACTGACAAAGCTATGGCACACCAGTTTCATGAAGAAACTGGTGTGTTTGTGCCGCCTGAATTCTGGCGTCCAATCGGATTAATGCACCTGCCTTCGGCCAATGTATGTGTATTTACATATTCTGGTGCAATAATCCGGAATGTATTCACTGCTGAAACAGAGGAAGTTAGATTATTTACACTTTCAGAAGTGAATTTTTTACCTACATTGAGCAATATTCCTGCGCAAATAGCTCTCTGCAAGGTTAAAGATATGATTGATTTCACAATTAACTTCAGCCAATAGTTATCCGGGACTCCCGGATAACTAGCGCGTATTAACATAAATATAGCGGCTCCCGGAAAAATTAAATCATCATAGGTAGAGGGTAAGTTTTCCAAAAGTGTAACACGGTTTATCACGCCGGGTGGCGAAATAGGTAGACGCAAGGGACTTAAAATCCCTCGACCCTCACAGGTCATACCGGTTCGATTCCGGTGCCGGCGACCATCGTGCCTTTAGCTCAATGGATAGAGCAATTGCCTTCTAAGCAATAGATACAGGTTCGATTCCTGTAAGGCATACCAAGGATTTATATGAAATTCATTTTCTTTGTAGTATATTTGACAGCTCAATCATCTTATCAAGATGTTTATATATATAAAGAGATAGGGTTATCAACCCATGAATGTCATCATAAGTTGCTTCAAGCTCCTTTAGGATCATTGGATAATGCAAAAGATCTTGTAGTTATTGCTAAATGCATTCCTACTAATCTGTCAATGTAATTCAAGGGGCCGTTAGCTCAGTTGGTTAGAGCAGAGGACTCATAATCCTTTGGTCGTTGGTTCGAATCCAACACGGCCTACCATAATCAAATAGTTGTACATCCTGGCTACTTATGCTATATAATTGGTAATAGATTGGAGCAACTATGAAATATCGGGATAAAGAAGCCTGTGTAATGTCCAGGCAGATTAGTAGCATGGTTAGGGCGTTGCGTAAGCTAAATAAGAAAACTCAACCTGACCTAGCTAGTGAAATGGGAATGTGCATATCGACATATTGCCCAATGGAACTTGGCTATAAAGAATGGTCTTTATACAGAATACAAAAGGTGTGTCAAATATTCAATATAACTGTACTAGAACTATTCACCATGGCTAGTAGAGTTGATCCAGTTAAAACTAAGCATTCTGTATAATGGACGCATACGTTAAAGCCTTCATTAAGACTCATGTTCGCATTGATTCTGGCGGACGTGCTTTTATCAAAGATAAACAGATTGAAGTACATATTATAGGCGGTGTGAAGAAAATTGTATTGCCTATAAGCAAAATTCTTTACACGTTTGAAGACATCAAACGTGCTGGAGGTGAGTGTCAAGTAGTGACCTTAGCATCTCTGGCTAGAGCTGGTGGTGAAGGGCGTTGGAAAGAAGTCATTCAAGAACGTAAAGAGCAAGGTATACCATCTAATGTATATATTGCCAATGCTCGCACGATCAACTTGGCTATCGCTAATAATAAGACTCCACCTCCAATCAAGTGGATTGGTCGTATACGGGATAAAATGACTGAGGTCTATGACACTATAGATCAAGTCATTGATGCTATGGATAATAACCGTTGGAAAACGGAATTTTCTAAAGGTCGTAATGCTAAAAGGAAAACCTCATCATGAGATCTTTGTGGAAGAAACCTACTCCTTCGTTGAAAGATATCCTGATTCAAGAATCTGAGCTCTTAAATAAAGATATTATGGAGCGTCAATTGAACATGATTGATGCACAAAATAAACTGAATGCTCAGATTGCTAAACAACAACTTATTGAGAGCTGGCTTAGGGGACTCGTATGAAAATCTATCACAATCCCGATCATTCATTGATCATCGAGCAAAGTCGTGTCATTAATAGGGATCAGTCAAATCGTCAACTTGAAAGAGATTTGTACTTAGAACCTTTCCCTGAACCAGATTTCTCATTTATACAGGGTAATCATCCACTGCCAGACGGATCGATTGAAATTATTGGTAAAGAAGTACAACTTCTCACTCATAAGCCATTAACTTTGTGGTTTACACGCATTAATGACTCTTTAGGCATTATTGCTTACGACATAATTAATCATCTGACAGGCTTAAATAATAGGTACTTATGCAATCGTGAAGGCTATGTACCCTTTGTGGCCGGTATAAGCCCCTTACCACTCTTTGATAAAGGTGCTTATAAGATTATTTGCCAAGACAATGACAAAATGTTTCCACCTAATGAAGTACGTGAAACAAGGTATTTCGAAGCTGACATTACTAATTGGGGTGAAGGAACTAGTGTTATTGGCTGGAAACCCGTAGCATACTGATGCAATACTTTGTGTTAATGCCTAAAGGTCAACTAACTGTGGCGAAGTTAGTTGACGAAGGCCAGGTGCTAAATACTCCTTTTACCAGCTGGCCACTGAATACTGGTAAAAGTGTTTCATTCGTGAATATTAGACTTCATAAACTCCTGAAGTCCTTTTATATCAGTGGTACGTATGCTTCTGGAGCGATGTACGGATTGCCTTATGATCAAATGGTGAGTCTTGTAACATCGCACATTGGTCTTGATGAAAAGACTTTTTATAATCAGATAATTCAGCAATCGTCTGTAAAGGATGAATATCATCGCAATAGGCTCATAATGACGTTTGTAGGTAGACTGTCAATGAGTTTTATTGTGATTCTATATGAAATTTGCAAGTTTGTATTGATAATGTTGATTATACCGTTCATAATCAAACTATTCACTGGTAAACAGAGGTAACATGTCACAAACTAAGTTTCAAAGTGTGGTTGAGTCTATTACTAACACACTTACAGGTTACTTGTCTGGATTGATCACTCAATTAATTGTCTTTCCATTTTTCAATATTAATATTCCATTAGCTAGTAATATGGCTCTTGTAGGTGTCTTTACAATAATTAGTCTAATAAGAAACTATGTTATTAGACGTTGGTTCAATACTAAACAAAAATAATTCGTGATTATCATTGATCAAAACGGTGTACTCCTGGCCTCCTATGCTATATAATTTATACATGTTGGTAATGAGGTGTTGGTGCAACCGCTTTATCAACCCATCCGACCAAGCACCGTTCTCTAAAGGATGACAGAAATGTCCGAAACCCAAGAAACATCCACTCCTGTGGAAACCCAAGCTGGCGCGGCTTCGCAAAGCCCTGTCAGTGCCTCAGCTGAAGCGGCTCGCAAGCGTGCGGCTGCTGCCAACTTCCTGCCGATCGTTCGCGGTCGCCTGCCATTGCTCTTCGTGCATGCCCTGCGTTTCGACGCCGTTCTGTTGGCCCTGTCTACCAAGGACGCTGCCACCAAGTTCGGTACGTCGGTGGGCAAGGTGTTCGACATCCGCAAGGGCCGCAACTTCGCCTACATCACGGCTGACTTCAAGCCGTCTGCAGAAGATGTTGCACAAGCTGAAGCCTGGATCGCGCAAGTCGGCGGCGCCAATGCCAAGGGCTTGACTGCAAACGGTGACAAGAACGTGATGCAAGCAACGCTCGATCAGTACAAGGCTCAAGGCCTGGCCTCGGTCGAAGAAAGCGCCAAGTTTGCAGCTGTTCGCACCTCGACACGAGCCAAGGCCACGGTGGCTCCCGCTTCCACAGGCCTGGTGGCGAATACCACGGCAACTCCGGTTCAGACCGAAGCTGTGCAGAACGTGGCCAATGCGGCGGATGACCTGCTGAGCTAAGCTCAACTGGGCGGCGAAAGGGGTTAGTCTCCCGAGGTCTTAAAATTGTAAAGTTTTAAGATCTGAAGATGACTTGAGCCTGGGCATGCAAAGGAACTGCCTAAAGTTATTATAGGGAGATGCTTGATTCCAGTGGGAGAGTGGTTACTCACTTAAATAGTACCGTGCGTTCAAGAAAGTCTGCAGCTTCGCTTGAACCTAAACAATGACTTATAGCCAAGCATCTCCCTATAATAATTTCGGAGTATAGCGCAGTCAGGTAGCGCATCTGCTTTGGGAGCAGAGGGTCGTAGGTTCGAATCCTACTATTCCGACCAAGTTTTGAGGTCCGACAGCTAGCCACTGCCACAAGAGAAGAGTTCAGCGGATGGAGTGATCAACTCCTAATGACCACCTCATTCCAATTACAGGGATTTCATCTTTTGAAAGACTGATCATGGCAAAGAAAATTCCTGTTCGATTGCACATCGGAGTTAATCTCATGAATCCACCTGAGGGCGTAAGTTATGGTGGACTTCGCACTACACTGACTGATTCTGTGAGCGAAACAAAGGTGAATATCATCGCTGCTACAGTTGAACCTTTGATTGATGAAGGCGGTAATCTGCAACTTGTTGCAGAGTTCCAGGATGTCCAGTCTGGTGATACTGTTACCTGTACTGCTGAAGCATTGGACAACATTGGCAACCCCATCGGCACGATGGTTACCCATGTGGCTTTGGTGGATACTGTGCCGGACGACGCAGGTCCTAAGTATTTGCAACCATCATTTCTTTTCATCTCGATTTAAGTAAGCCCGTATTGAGTTGGGTAGTGGAGTAGTACCAACAAAGGGCGATCAGCAGGCTGCTCGAAAGAGTATAAAACTAGACCCATCCTAGGCCTAGCACCTAATTAGGAGTATTTATTGTTGTGACTAAGAACTCCCCTATGAAGGCTTAAGTCCCCTTCTTAACAAAGCACGTGTGTAATGAGGGTGTAGTTAAAACAGTGCGGTGCGCTAGTACCGTATATCCATGGTCTGGCTTGGTTACAACAATAAATGTTTTAGGGAATTAGCTCAGTCTGGTAGAGCAGCTCATGGACTAGTACATGAGAAGGTCCTTGGTTCAAATCCTTGATTCCCTACCAAGGGGCGCCGGTCCGTTGTTCCAGGAGTGTTGCAACGGTTTAGACGACACCACACGGCGCCCCACCCTAGCCGATTTAGCTCAGTGGTAGAGCAACTGCCTTGTAAGCAGTAGGTCATCAGTTCGATCCCGATAATCGGCACCAACTTGCGAGTATCAAATGGGCTTTCACTTTCACATCGATCTTGAAACAATGTCTACAGCTCCAAATGCGGCAATTGTGTCGATTGGAGCTGTTTTCTTTACTGAGAAAGATATTGTTGACCAACTTTACACACCTGTAAGTTTGCAATCATGTCTTGATGCAGGCTTACATAAGAGTGTTCAGACTGAACTTTGGTGGAGCAACCAATCTCCAGAAGCACGTGCTGCTTGGGAAGTTGAAAATCCACCTTCTCTGTTAGAAGCTTTGTCAAAGCTCAATGCCTTCATGTGTCTACATGCTTCAAAGAAGCAAATGTTTCCGTGGGGCAACGGTGCTGACTTTGACTTGGTAATTTTGAAGAGTGCATTTGATGCGGTTGGCTGTGATACACCCTGGCCTTATTATAATCAGATGTGTTTTCGTGCAGTCAAGAACTTGTTCAAGGATGTGATGGCTCCGTCTAGAACAGGTACGTACCACAATGCTTTGGATGATGCAATTAACCAAACAAAGCATTTGCAAAAGATCATTCAAACCCACAATTTACGCTTGCCGTAATGTTTGAAAAATTTGAAGCAGCAGTTGCGTATGGACTTACATTGTTTAATGTAATTCTGTACGCACACCTATTTGCGAGATTATTTAATGCTTAATAAAGCTGAATTAAATATAGTCAAATTGTCAGTAGAAAAATCCTGGCAAGTACTATTATATCATATATAACTATGAAAGTCATGCTTATATGCAATTCAGGGATATAGCCCAAATTTTACACAAAGATCCAAATCGTACTATAGTATCTTCAATCAAACGTATTAAGCATATTGCGGGCGGATTTATTCAATTATTTACTATCGACTCCAGACACGGTGTAGATAGACTTTTTGGTATAACTGTACACGACTTTCATATCGATGATAGCTATGATAATTACTATGTCAGAGCGCTCTTGAATGCTAGAAAGCGTTGATCAAAGCTATTTACAACGGCTGCCAGGAAGAGTTATAATTATAACATGCAAAATAAATTAACAATCGAAGTTCAGCCTCATCAGTTTGCTGATCTTCAAAAACTTCTCGACAGAGGTCTCAATACTTGGGAACCTCATCTCAGACCTGCTTGGATTGATGAACTTGAAGTAAAACTTCAGGAGCAAATGGATGTGGCACATATTCAGATTGCCGTGGGCCAGCCTCTGGCCAGTCGTGACGTCGCCCGCGGCCTCGCCGGAGGTGCAGCCGAATCTGCACCATTGTCCGCCTGTGGTAGCGATGACCACCCGGCTGATGCCTACCCCAGTCCATAGGCGATGGATGGGGGCTACAGAAGATGAGCTGGCCGTAGCAGTTGCCAATGGGAAATTGGCTGATACCCTAGCCGCGAAGCAAGGATTTCATCGGATCCTTGTTCGATAGATAGTACTACAGCGCCGTGAGTGGCCCGCCTTTTGTAGAGAATACTTTCGGCGGGCCCTCTAAAAAGGTTTATAATTCACTCAGGATTATAAACCTTTTTATTTTCAAACGTTAAAATACCACGCAGTTTAGTACGTCCGGGAGATTTTAGCGTATATCCGGGAGTCCCGGATACCTAGGACGTATTAATCTAAAGGTAACGGCTCCCGGATAAATTAATTCATATGACAGCAACCCCTTATCAGAAACGTGTTTATCAGCAAGGTATTGACTGGGTCAATGGTAAACCAGTTCATAATACTGTTGATGACGAATGTTGTCCTGACTTCTCATGCTGTTTTCCAGCATTATTTGAAACTGATAAGAAGATTCGCATAGCTATGCATAATAAGTTTGCCACATTTTGTGGATTACCTCTAGTACCTGAAATCAAACCTGCTGTAAAAGGAATTAATCATGTCTGACAAAATTATTCTTGCAGATAGCGGTACTGTAATCCAAATAATGCCAGTATCATCTTTTATAAAGAACAACAGTGCTATATCTTATGTAAGTATTTTAGCTAAACATACTATTGAAGATAATGCTTATATACCAGCACAAAGTATAGATATAATGTTTAAGTCTACTGTACATAGTCAGGGATCATTAGATGATCTTATATCAGCATTAATAGATGTGAAGGTACAGCATCTTAATGCTATTGAAGGTCCCACAGATAGTTCAACAATCAAAATTGGGGACTATGAAATTAAGCTCTAATCAAACTTGTTTACAACGGTAGCCAGAATGATTTATAATTGAATTACGTTGTAAATGGGAGTCAGTCATGATCATGCAGATTTTTGAGACTTCTAAGATTGGTGATTCTGGTCATCCAATTCGTCAGATGGTTGTGCAGTGTCATATCAGTGATATGAAAATGGCTCAAATGCTGAATGATCATGGAGGTAGTCAGGATTTGTCTTTGGTTTTGAAGTTGTTGCCTGATTTCATGTTGGACAACATCTTTAATATGACACATCATGTGGCGGTCTTCACGTTGAAAGAACCTAAACATGTTTGTGAAGTGTGCAGTGAAAGTACTTAACTTCGGAAATCATCATGTATCATACTTGGGTTTACAACGGTGTCCGCAAGACTGGCTATTTCAATGATCAAGGCTACTTGATCATCATCCGGAAAGAGCCAGCTGTAGGTCGTCTGTCAGTAGGTGTTTGATTTTCAACTTCTGGAGAATATCGTGAGCAAGATCCCTACCAATGCAATTCAACTCGGCGATGAAGATGGTACATATCGCCCGGCTTATCGTGGTCGTGTGAGTCATAACAATGGTTCTGGTCATGATGGCATGAGTGTGCAACAACGTCGTGAATGGAAGATCACGACCGAGTTCATCCAAGCCAATGCCTGGCGGCGCAAGTTCAAGGCTCACATGGCTGCCGTTCGTGAAGAGGTCAAGACCAAGGACGTGCAGTTTGCTGTCACGACCAAGGCCATCAAGCCGAAGGTTAGTTTCCGAGATTGGCGCATCGCACTTCGCAGTCGTGATGAGCAACGTGCTCGTATGCAGAAGAAGGCCGCCTTCGTGCCGCCCAAGACTACTGCAAATGTTTCAACGCCAATGTTGAAGAAGTAATTCTTTGCAGGCCGAAAGGCCTGTAATTCGGAGTCAGAATGAGTCGCACAATTATTGTAACTGTTCATCCGGGTGTTGGGCCTGGGGAATATACTGCCCAATTAAAGGGCGGCAATGCACATGTTCGTGCAGGGTCTCAAATTGTCGGGACTGAACAGTCAGTACTGAACTTTCATCATGATGATAAACTACTTGACGCGTTGCATGGTCAGTACTTAGATGTACGTGATTATGCTAAGGCGTATGCATTACAACTTGTGCATAAACACTTGCGTGATCGAGCTTGAAGTTTTGATTATTGGTCTTTGAGGCATAAGAGTATGCAGTATAGTGCGCATAACCCCGACCCTGCTAGGTTAGTGTGTCATTGTAAAGCTTATGCCTTTCCACATAGGATTGGGTCAGGTCCATGTGAAGCTACTTACAACACAGCTTATCGCACTGATCCAACTGATTACAGGGTTGAGTTTGACCCAATTTGCTCTGAGTGTGGTTTAGCGTCTGAATCTAAGGAGGTTAATGAGGGAATAGGCTGCTATGAGTTTTGGGGTGCACCCGGCGTGGATAATGACTGGGTGCGTATTAGTGAATGTTGTGGAGCCCCAATGGCTCCAAATTCTGCTGACACAGTAAAGGATATAAAATGATGAACACCAAATTTGAATTCCCTGAGTGGATGGGCGAGATTCCCCGGCAAAATGCTTTGTGGTGTGATAAAGAAGATGAGGTCTTGAAGAGAGGCTTTAAGATCAACAGGACTCTCAAAGACATTGCTGCAAAACATGGTCGGCATACCTCAGGTATTATCAATCGTTTGCGTAAGCTTTTCCCAGACCATGTCTTGTATGGACTACAAAAGGGTAGACTTGAAAGCCAGGGTATTTATTTCAAAGATGAATTGCCAGCATCAAGCATTGGCTATATCAGTATATTGTTTCAAGCTGAAATTCTGACTGCTGAAGAATTTACTCAGAATTTCCCTGATAGGGCCTTTAAGACTATCAATAATCCTCATATGAAGCAGGTTGTCAAAGTTAGTGTTTACGATAGTCAATATAGGATTAAAGAACGTCTTATGGAATTTGACAAAGAAATGCGTACCCAAAAAGAAGTAGTTCAGCACTTGAATAAAGATATTACAAGTGTTGGTGTGAAACTTCGAGCTCATGGTGAAGACATTGACCGAGTTACAAGCAACCTTGATCGCTTGTCAACTAATGTTGATGCACAGACAGCCCGACTTGATGCACAGACTCATACTCTTTACCAGATCAAAGAGAATCTGGATACTTTGTTGAAAGAATCTGATTACTGATGTAAACCTGAGGTTGTAGCAAATAAGGCTAACTGTGAAAGTTAGCCTTAATCATTATAACTTATGGATTAATTATGGCTAAGTCTTTTCCTGAATACAAGGAGCTTTCTGATGATGAATATCAAGCAATTATAAGAAGTAGAGGAGGTTGTAATTGTGCATATCTTGGATCTGTCGGAGGAGCTCCTTGTCATAATTGTACTGACACAATTACTGATGAGGAAATGGAAGATTATGGCACTATAATAGAAATTACAGCTGAACCTGAAATTCAACCTGAAATTGATGAGCCATTTTATAAGCATATTCATCAATTCATTAGGTATAAATCTAGCAGATTCAAGTTTTGTCTGAAGTGTGACAAAATCAAGACCTAATAATTTTGATTAGAAGTGTGTACTCCTGGCTACTTGTGTTGTATAATATTTATAGTGCAATATCGCACTATGTCAGGAGATTCAAATGTTTGGAACAATCACTATTGCAGACCTCACAATCCATTTTGGCATGATTGCAGCTAACAATGTGGTGGACATGACTGATCCATTGCCTGATGATGCCAAATTCAACGTGACAACAATGGACTGCATTGATGGTGAGACCCGTACTGCAGTCGTGGACGGCAACAAGTTTACCAAGGCGCTTGCATTGGCCTTGCTCTTTGATGGCAGGATCCCTGATACTGCTGATGAAGTCTTGGCCTTCTGGAAGGACGCTGAAGAAGCTGTGAAAGATCTGCATCGCATCATGCCGTAAGTAAACGGTGGCCTATATCATGGTGGTATAGGCCTAAACTTATTTTGGAGTACATATGGCTGATTATATCGTATGCACTAGCCACGGCATTTGGGAGTGCCCTATGCAAGAGGCGGTGTTCTGGAACATGGTAAATGGCTGGTTTAGTTCACCTGAAAGGGTGGATCCA